CTGTGAGTCATATTCATCCTGACTTTCCAGAACCATACGAATCGCCCGCTGACGGACTTCGGGGGAAAAACGAGTATTTTTAGTCATCCTGTTTACCTCTTTCTCAGGGAGTTTAGTCTCCAGGATTTCCGGGGCGGTTCAAGTAGCCTTGCTGCATCGGTATTGTTTTGCAGTGCCGCGTGAATATTTTTTGCCTGTTCATACATCTCCGGACTGATAAACGTTTTCCCGGCATTTTCTTCTTGCTGGCGTTTTTGCCAGTCCTCCAGTGTCACCAGTTCCGGGCGAATTTTCCGTGCGATTTCGGTTAATTGCTCTTTTGTGCCACTGATGTTGTAAGGCAAAGATTTAGCACGTTCTTTTTTTGCCAGTTCTGGGTCTACAGTTTCAATTTGATCCAGAAGCTGCTCCCGTGCTCCACTGGTTTTCAACAGAGGAGGGAGGCTTGCGTTGTATTCTTTAATACAGGCTTTCATTGCTGATGCTGTGTGTTTTTCCCCCTCAGGAATACGCCGAAATTCCACCGGAAGCGAACCGTAAAGGATGCCTGTTTCTTCGGCCCCGGCACTTACAGACAGTGGCTGTATAAGAGTGCTGTTGTAGCTTTCGATCCACTCTTTCATCTGCTCTGGTGTCATCAGTGCTGGCAGACTGGCATTGTGTTTTTTAATGATGGCGATCAGTTCGCTAGAAGTAGTAACCACATATTCAGGAACCGGTACCGGAATGGCATATTCATCAGCGAATTTATCCGTTTCCAGAACATAGCTGTGAATGATCCGCCCACGCAGCAGTGCATCACTTTCCTCGTTCGGAATAGTTCCGGCAATGTGCCGTCCGTGGTAATACATCAGGCTGATACGGGCATCCTTCAGCATCGTGCTGCTTATTCCGTTGGCGGAGTGATAAACCTCGTTCGGGAGGTTTTCATAGCGGCCAGGCTCGAAATATGACGGCCACATGATTTCAGTTGCTACAGGAGCTGACGCTTCACCAGTTTCATCACTGCAATCACGATGCGGATCGCTGCCAGCATTCTCATTGTGCGGATGTTCAGCGCCTTCCATTTCCTCCGGATCATTTTCCTTAGCTTCAACCTGATTCTCTTCATCGAATGTTTCCTGGTATGTTGCGTCGCCCATCACCGCACCACAGTCAGGGCAGTTATCCCCGCCAGTCTGACCGCAGGCATTGCAGACTATTTCCGGTTTCTGTTGCACTACTGGCTCAGGTTGTTTCACATCCGGGCTGGTTTTTACAGTTTCTGGCGTGTTTTGTTTCGTTTCTGGCTGGTTCTGGTACACAGAGTCGCGAGTCTGGATCCCCTTTACCCATTTCGGATCGTTCGGGTCGCTAATTCCGTCAACAAATTCACCACGTGATGCAGCAAGCAATTTATCGGCATCGACAGGATTTTTTGATGGAATGTTTTTCCGGGCTTCATGGAGTTCTGCCCGCAGTTTCTGATATTTCGCATCAACAGAATTTACCTGTGACTGAGCATCCAGCGGCTGCGTGTCCTGATGATGTTCAGTTGCATCCGGTTCCACTGTTTCAGCCGTTGCCTGTTTATCTGCCATTGCGCAAGATGGTTGCGGTTTTTCTTCACCATCGTGTTTTCCTTCTTCTGTTACACGCTGCGGCATTGGGGCAGAGGAACGACCGCAGGCAATATCCACGATTTCCGGATCAGGGTTGGCATGATCGGTTTCAATCAGCACCTTGTTCAGATATTCAGTGACATGCGCAGGGATAACCTCGATCCCAATTGGTGCTTCTTTTACGGACGCAACCACGATGGCGCGGGAATAATCCAGCCCGCCAGGCATGGTGATGAATTTGTCGCGGAAAACAGAAAAGGGCGGTTTATTTTCAGAGATAATTTCCTCGACACGTTTAGCGTGTGCCGGATGAAGGTTATAAATGTCCACGTCCATTGAACGGGCCAGGACGCCAGTGGCTACGTCGCGCGCCAGTGACGTCAGATCGTGAACGAAACCTTCGCCGCGATCGGTGAGGTTCCCGCCGCCAGCATTAGCGCCGGAAGCCGTGCGCGTGATGCGTGAAACACGATTTCCTTTCATCCACTCTTTTGTCAGCAGACCACGATCGGTGTAGTCTGCGTCCAGGTATGCTTCGAAAAAAGCAGTCATCAGCCCCAGGCTTGAATTGCCTGGATTAGGGAAAACTCTGTCAGTATCACGCACCAGTTTGTGGAGATCGCGAATTTCCAGCGGGTCGAGCAGGCTGGTTTTGTGGGAAACAGCCAGGGCAGTAACAGCTGGTAGTTCTTCAGCTCGTGCAATGTGTAATGCCTGGAGTTCGTCGCGTGAAACGTGCGTTACCGGTTTTTCGCTGCCGTGTTGAGCAAGCCAGCGAATGGGCAGCTCCTGACCGGAAATCGGGAGTAGCATATTCTCCTCAATCTCCGTCATGTCTTCGCCATTAACATTGGTATTGTCAGTGCTGGCTGGTTTGTCCTGCGCAGAGGATGAGGGCGCGATAAATACCATTGTGATGCCATCTTCCCCGCCTTTTTTGTAACGGTTGCAGAATTCCGTATCAAATACGCCCTCTGGTGGAAGGTCATCAACAACGGGCAAATTGACGCGAACAGGTTTTTTAAAGTCATCTTCATCGTAGCCAGCATCGTCAATCGCAACAGCACCACGGGATATGGCAATGGATAATTTTTTCGCTTCAGCCCAGTAGAAACCGCCTTTAATACCGAGACGTTTTCTTACTTTGTCATTTTTTGCTTCGTAATACAGTGGGTAAACTTGTTTATCGGTGCTCATTGTTTTTTTAACCTCAACTTAGATTAAAATTACTGCGAGTGATGAATAAATGTCCCAGGTTCTTCACTCAGGCCTGCACAGTGTGCAGGCTTTCTTTTTTTTCAGATTTCACCCTTTGATTTCATTGCAATCAGAGTTGCCAGAAATTCGGCTTTTTTTCTGCGGGCAGATTCTTTCCGATATGCACCAGGCACATTTTTTTGACGCCTTCGTTAAGTGTTTTAACGTTGCCTGATGGACCGTCGATATCAACCACAGTGAAAGGGGTTTCTTTATTTTCTGTTTTAATCACGTAGCCAATACGCTTTCCTTCCAGGCTGACTTCGTGAACAATGTCATCAGTAGTAACAACAGTGGCTTCATAACTGGTAATCATGTTTTTCTCCTTAATTAAGGTTGAGCGAATCCCTGCCATTGCTGGCATAAACTCAGTTTCGGATAGTCAGTTAATTAAAGTTCGTGTGCCATCTGGTCTTTTTCGGCACAGATTTCACTACAATATTTTTTCATTTCCGTCGTTGGTATAACTCCACGCATGAAATGAAGTGGTCTTGTAATGATTTTGCTTTCTTCAATTTCTTTATTGCAAAGGTGATAAGCACATTTTATTTTCTTAGTCATTACCATGACTCCGCCTTTACAGGTAAACCATCACGACCGAGGAAGACTCTAATCATGCAGTCAGAAATGCATGTTTTTGTAGTCAGGCTACGAATATAAAGTTTTCGCTTTTTAATATTGTTTGCCGAGGCGATATATGTCCGACCTTCATGAAGAACATAATCGCCAGGGGTCACACACTGACGTGGTATTTCATCAGTTCCGAAGTGATGAGCAATCATAATTATCTCCATTTTTACAAATGAATTTTGTCGATGCGGTGCCTGGTGCCTCCAGGTGACGTTAACCAGTTAACAATTAACGCCGGATACAGAGAATCCACCCATAACACTGTTTTTGGTTTTAACTGTTCCGCGTGCGCTTAGCCGCATTCACCGCATCACAAAATTCACTTTAAAAAGGGCGGCAGAGCAGCCACGGAGTAAAACTGATACCGCCAAACGTCACCAGAAAATTGATAACAGAGGGCGTTGCAGCGGGGTTGTCACTTAAGCGTATGGTCAACCTGACAACCCGGTGTCCTCAAGGGGAAGGAATAACCCCGCCATACTTACCGCCGCGCCATTTCGCGGAGTGCCACAACCGGAAGTGCACGGTCGAATTAAATTTAACGACATCGTACAGTGAGACGAACTTCGCCGTGTGCTTTCGTGTTGTGTGCCTGTCTTTTTACCACTTCAGGCTCGGTGGTCTCGGCTATACCCCTACAGCGAGAGTCTGTGATAGCATTTTGATACCCTTACAGTAGAGAGTTATTAATATGCCTGATGTATTCGGCTTGTTGAGCAAGTTATTCAGTAACGAACCCTTAGAGCGCCTTATGTACATGCTTATTATCTTTGTTTTGATATTGCTCTTTATGCCTGATTCTGTGCCGGAGTATGTTCAAGACAAAATCAGCATTCCTTATATTTACCCGGTATTCGTTTTTGCCTTTTCTTTTGTGCTGGCTATAAATCTCCAACGTTTAGCTTTATTTCTTCGTAAGATCTGGCGAAGTCACCGGAACAACACAAGAGAACAAAAAATAATCAGCCATATCAATGCAGTTATCGATTCCTTGACTGCGGGTCAGAAAAAAATTCTCATTACGGCATTATCGAGGAACTATCCTGTGATCCATGCTGTACGCAATGATTCTGATATAAAAAAACTGGTATCTGCTAATATTTTGCTCCCCATGGAAGGGCAACTCCTTCCCGACGAAAATCCATACTGCGTTTTGCACATAAACGATATTTTCTGGCGTGCCCTCATGCTCAGATGGAATGCCTATAGCGGTGAGATTGAGTGATCTTATTGCTCTCAAGCAATAATTTAACGCTCCTTACCTGCCTCTGGTTTATTGAGAGTTTGAAACAAACTTTAGACTGGCCCCCTGAATCTCCAGACAACCAATATCACTTATTTAAGTGATAGTCTTAATACTAGTTTTTAGACTAGTCATTGGAGAGCAGATGATTGATGTCTTAGG